CTGACTGGAGCCAGGTCTGTCCGGCATACGCAGCCGCCGTGTCCAGGCTGTAGTCCTCGACCGTCCCAGCAGCCCTGATGAAGCTCAGCAGCCCTCCGGTCGTGTACTCCGGCTTCCCGTTCGCCCCGTTCCCCGTGGTCATGACGCCCCACAGGAAGGCCTTCTCCAGCTCGATGCCGTGCAGCTCGAGGCAGTCCCTCTTCGCCTCGGTGTAGGCATCCGCCGTCCGGAGCTTCGTCTCCATCAGGGTCCGGCTCAGATCCATCGGAGTCCGAAAGATCTGCGTGTAGTTCTCGTGCTCCGTCGGGCTCTGGGTGATCGCCTCGGGGCGAGTTCCGCCCTGCGGATTCACGTTGCCGATGATGAAGAGGACGTCGGCGTCCGAGATGTCGTAGCTCGCCCCGTTGTCATCGGCCTCGAGAAGGACGACCGCGACGTAGGAGTTCGCCCCGTTGCTGACTGCCGCCGACACCTTCCCGGCGCAATCCACATCATAGGCGCTCGAGTACCTGAACAGGACCTGATGCCCCACGCGGAACATCGAGACGTCCGCAGCGGACATCTTGACATACAGGGTGTCCCCTGCAGCCCCACTGGAGCTATAGGCGCTGCTCAGGGCGACATCCGTGTAGGTCCCGGTAATCGTCGCGCGCTGAGTTGTCAGCGTCTTCGTCCACCAGTGGTAGTGGGGATCGTCGGTTTTCTCGCTCTTCATGAGCGAGCTCAGCGCCGTCAACGGCATGTCGCCGTTGGGGAAGAGCCGGAGAATCCCCGACCTCCAGTCTTCCGGTCGCTCGTTGGTGGCCAGGTCGTCGGTTCCACGCAGGCCACAGAAGTAAGTGTCTGGCATTGTCTGTCGCTCCTATCTTAGCTGGATCACCTTGATCCAATCCACGGCGACTGCTCGCGCAGCATCGCCTCCCGTCACAAGCCCAACGAAGGGCCCTAGAGGAGTCCCCCAGGGAATCTCTGCGCTCGCTTCCGCCACCCTCGATCCGTTAACATAGAAGGTAGCGATAGCGCTCGTGACGTGGAAGCCCAGCTCGCAATAGACACCTGCAGAACTGAGAGGGTCGGAGATTTCCGTGTCCTCATCATCTCCACCATCTCTGGCTCTCGCAGTCGTTGTGCCATCAGTCGCCCTATGAAAATAGATTCCGTTGGTGAGCCCGGTATCCGAGAAGTCGGTATTCTGATTTGCCAGGCCTACTCCCAGCTCTACACCTATATGGGATAAAGCCACCATCGCCGCGAACCAGATGTCACGACCCAGAGTCTCAAGTGGCTTAAATCCCACATGATGCCACTGCATGTGGTCTCCGTCCCCAGTGGTAGTGCCGCTAGTAAGCACCAGCTCACCCCCAGATCCATTATATTGAGTCTTACACTCTACGGTGTTCGTCCCCTGAATTGCACTAATCAGCCAGTCAACTTCGTCTGAGCTATTCTTATGAATCGAGAAAAAGTCATCGAAGATGACAGCCGCGACCGCAGGGTCTATGTGGGGTCCGGGAGCGCCTCCAAAGGGGCCGTTGCTCGGGCCCTGGGCAATCATGCCCGCCCGGGCATACGCTCTTTGTTGGGTGAGGTTGCCTCCAACTCCCACCCCTGCTCCAATGAGACGTCCTATGAGGCTCATAATTCCCCCCTCCTATTAGCTGTAGCCGACATGGATCTCATGCCAGCGAAGCCCGTCACTATACAACAAAACGTGCTCGTCGTCGGCATTGAGAGAGATGTCGGTCCAGCCAACAGAGTCATCCTGATCCTGCACAGTCAGAGTCTTGCTGTTGGCGACAGTCGCGTAGATGGACAGGATTCTCCCAGCAGCCTCAGCCACCGGAGGCAGCGTCAGTGCCCAGCTGTCGTTGGCCGTGTTGACCGTGCCGTGAACACGAGCCGCATCCACTCCGAGCGTGGTGGCCTCTGTGAGATCCTTGAAGGCATCCCTCTGAGCCACACCTGCCCCGACTATCCCGCCTGTCAGTTTGTTGGCAGCATCCATTTCTGGTCTCCAGGTTGATTGTCAAAAAGCTCCTCGAAACTACAAGATAGCCCTGGCCAGCTCCGCGCCGGCTCTCCTGAACTACCGCGACCTGCTCATCCTCTCTATCTCTTCCCCAATTCCGGAGGGCTTCTGGGGGGCACCTCTCCGAGAGGCTCTCTTGCCTGCTCGCGCCCGGGTGCCCGGCCGCTTCCCACCGGTCTTCGCCTTCTTCTTCCCACTCGCACTCACGCCCATCCTCTGCCTCACCTCCGTCGCTGTCATGTCCAGCAGCTCCTTATACCCCTTATCCGGGTTCTTGCTCTGGACCTCCGTGAAGACGAAGGCCACGAACTTCCTGGCCCCGGTGAGGTCCGAGTTCACCCTGAAGAAATCGTTCACGAGGGTCTGGTTCGATACCTCCTCCCCTACCTGCCGCGTGATCATCTGCGGCACCCTCTTCAGCACCCCCTTGACCGCGGCGAGGCTGGCCTGCTTCGCCACCTCGTTCAGCAGCTTGTTGAACTCCTCGCGGCTCTCCAGGGCCTGCTCATAGGTCTCCTGATCAGCCACGAAGCTGACCTCCTCCAGCTCGACCGAGACCTCCTCCTCTTCTTCCTCGTCTTCCCCCGCCTCCAGCTCGGCAACCCGCGCCTTCGTGTTGGCTAGCTCGTTCCGCAATCGAGTGGTCTCGTCCTCATCCTCCTCGCCCTCGTCCCCCTCGTCTTCTTCCCCTTCATCATCGTCCCCTTCCAGGAGGCCCGCCACCTCGTCCTCGTCGCCTTCATCTCCCTCGTCTCCATCTTCCTCATCTTCATCCTCCTCATCCCCCTCCTCGCCTTCGCTATCATCGCCTTCAGCTTCGTCGTCCTCGTCATCGCCCTCCTCATCCGAATCGTCTCCCTCTCCACCTTCCTCATCTTCCTCGTCTCCTTCCTCATCCTGGCCCTCATCCTCATCCCCCGTATCGTCATCCCCCTTCGGGCCTATACCCAGCATCGCGGCCAGCTCGTCACTGACCTGGTTCTCGCCTTCACCTGCCTGCTTCGCCATTTTCCTTCTCCATCCTTTCAAATTCCAGCATCTCTATGCGCTCCACCGGGATCAGCAGGAACTGCCGGATGACAGCGCAGAGCGCCTGGTTGTATAGTCTGTCTTTCTCGCTCACATCCTCGTCCGCCGCGACTCCCTCCAGCAGATCCCTGGTTGCCACCAGCTGCTCAACCAGGACCGCCTCCAGGTCCTTCCAGGGCCGGGAGTCCATGAGGAGCTCCCAGTCCCGCTTCGAGGCGACGGGCTCATAGGCCTTGTCATCGACCTCGATCCTCCTGAAAAGCTCGTTAGAGGACTTCACTCAGGTCTCCTATCGGAAGTAGATTCCCCTTCTCCGCTTCCCTCATCACGTCCTCATCCTGCCTTACCTCAGCCCCCACCGGCTGCTTGTTCACGAACTCCCCAATGTTCTTCGCCCCCATCAGCCGGGCCAGATGCTTGAAGACGTTGACGATGTTGAACTGCGGAGCTAGGATCTCACTTGACCCGATAACCTGGAAGATGGTCGCCCAGAGCTGTGGGTCACCCGAGGTCGGGAGCGTTCCATCCCCCACGTCCACATCATAGTCAACAAGCAGGTCCATCGGCCCGACCAGGACCCTGTCCTCGTCCCCATACTGTTCCCTCAGCTCCTCCTCATACCTACCCACCGCCTTGACATATTGGTCCTTGGACATGTATTGCTGCGTGTTGTAACCGACCATGTAGCCGAGGTCCTGAATCCCTTGTAGCCCTGCGATCCTGGCCGCCTTCTCCAGACGACTCAGGGCGCTCCCCCTGGTCCCCCTGAACTCCTCGGCGCTCATCCGCTCGCCGCCCCGTCTCAGAATCCCCTTGATGCTATCCGTCGCTCCGGTCACCTGATCCGCATACCCCATGACGGAGAGGGCCTCGGCCACGTTCTCCCTGGTGATATCCTGGACCTTCAACTGCTCCACCGCATTCTGCACACCCCGGCCCCAGGCCTTCTTCCTGAGCCGGATCACCTTCCCAGGCGACGGATGCAGCAGGTCGTTCAGGTTTATCATCTCCGGGTCCGCCACGAACATGTCGTTGATGGCCTTCCGAATGTTCGCTATGTGGCTGTTATAGAGGAAGTTCACGAAGGTCTGCAGCCCGTAAACCACCTCCAGCCGGCTGATCGGGGTCGCGGAGTACCCGTCGTAGTCCGGCGCACAGATCGCCACCGGGAACATATCGTGATCCGCGTCTGTCGGACCCGCCGCGATGATAACCTGATCTCCCGCCAGCGCCACCATCCACTTCTCAGGATACTTGCTGTTCCCGATCCCCCACTCGTCCGGAACGATGTTGAGGTATTGGTAGATGACGTCCACCGGCTGAGACATGCTCTGCATCCCTTCATCAGCCCGCACCTGGTCCCGATCCCTCGCACTCTCATCCGTCCCCAGGACACTCGTCCCCTTGATATGCCGGATATACTCCCCGTTGAAGAACATCCCCTTCGAGTCCCGCTCCCGACTCAGAATCTCCATCCGGTTCTCCCGGCTCAGCCATCCACAGTGCTCGCCCCGCTGCGGCTCGTGGATCGGGACGCTGACGTCGGGGAGGTAGCAATAGGGATCTATATTGTCCAGCACGTTCCCCTCGAACCTCAGCACCCTCTCCCGCTTCTTGTCGAACCCCGTCCTCAGGAACCCGCCCAGCGTCGACATGAAGCCCCGCTCCTCCTTCGTCGACCGGAAACCGTAGCGCTGTTCCCAGGCTGGGGAGATGGCTCCAAAGCCATACGCGAAGGCGTCCCGGAAGAACGTGTGCAGCGCGACCCCCATCTTGGCTCTCCGGGCCTGGATGTCCACCACCCTCTCCAGCAGCATCGCCCCGAAGACGTCCTCGCTCCCGGTCCCTTCGTACTTGAAGATAGGTGGATCAAGGAACGCAGCGACCACGTAGGTCAGCAGGGTCTCCATCGTCGCGTAGCTGAGTGGGACCACAATGGAGAGAGGTTTCCGCCTGTCAGCTTCCTCCAGCGCCTCCTCAGCCGTGCTCAGTGGGATGTAGGCCGTCAGCGTCTCGTCGATCTTCTGCCAGCTATCATACCTCTTACTCATCTCGGACTGGCTCATCCGCGACCGCTGCAGGACCGCATCCTTCAGATTCTTATGGAGCTCGGTCCCCGGCTTTAGCTTCATCCCGCGCGGATACGAGTAGTTATAGTTCGCATCCTCGAGCCTGGTCGAATCCAGGTAGTTCCTCGCGCCGAACTCTCTCTTGTCTAGGATAATAGGCATATTAGATCACCGTAGGGTAGGGGGACCGCAGCCTCGCCGAATCGAACGGCTCTCCCAGGTAGCTGCTCCAGCAACTGCCTATGCCCCCTACCCTCGTTAAGATCAAGGTATCCATGCTAGATCACCGTCTCGTAGTCCAGCCGAGGTTCCATCTCCAGCTCCTGATACTCCGCCTCGATATCTTCCGCACTCTCCGGCGGCTCGAAGTACTGCTCCCCATCCTCCATCGTGAAGATGATCCCGGCCAGCGCGTCGATCACGTCCCACTTCGTCGGCCTCGGCCACTGGAGCAGGTATTTCTCGATAGCTCCCGCCGCGCCCTTCTGATGCCAGACCTCCATCCGCCGATACATCGGGACCAGTCCACCACTCCGCCTCGGCCCTGTCTTCCCTTCGCGGGGCTTCACCTCGACGATCACGTAGAAGACGCCCCGACGGATCATCTCATTCCGCAACGGCCACGTGATGTATTCGTTCAGCCCGGTCACCTCCGGAGCCAGCACCAGCGCGTTGATCCGCTCCGCCATCTCGAACATCGTATCGTAGAGCGTATCGGGATACATCCGGCCCTCGATGATCTCCCTGACGAAGATCCGGTGGTTCTTCACGTCTACGCCAACTCCCACAACCGCCGTGTTCGCGCTCCCCTGCTTCATAGTCCGGGCCGGATCAGCCAGCACGACGTTCACCACATCCGAGCTCCGGTTCAGCTCCTCTTCCGTCTCCTCGTAGATTTGGAAGTATTCCTGCCGGAAGCCCTGCGTCTCCTTCGCCACCGGGATGTTCCTGAACTCCCGATACATCACGTCGAGGAGCCCGTCGTTCCGATAGCTGGCTGCTAGCTTCTGCACGTCCTCATCACTCATATGGTCCGGCCAGTTGCTCTCGTACCTGTCGTTAAACATCTCCAGCCTAACCGTCTCCCAGTCAGGATACCTCTCCGCGTCCAGCAGATTACTCAGCAGCGAGTCCTCATGCAGGACCGTCCCGATGAGCAGCAGCCGCCAATCCCGACTTCCCCTATCCACACTGTTCATCAGAGCGGAAAAGAACCATCGCTTAAGTTTCGCTCTCGTCTCCTCATTCTCCACCGACTCGTCATCCTCAAGGTCATCCACGATGATAAGGTCAGGGCGGCGATGCCTATGCTTGCGGCCACGCACCTGCTGCCCAGCACCCCGCGGCATGACCTTACAGCCCGTCGAAGTAACCCACTCCTTCTGCCCAAAAGGGTCCCTCCTGTCTTGTGGCGCAAACTCACCGAATACCTCCAGGATCAGGTCGTTGTTCAGCAGCTCCGTCTTCACATCCTCGGCCTGCTCGACAGCAGCTCCCCCAGTCGCGGACACAGGGATCACATAGTCGCTGTCTCGATACACGATCCGCTTCGCCGGGAAGGCCATGTTGAAGATGCTGGTCTTCCCAATCCCCCTCGGCGCGGCCACGGCCGCCAGCTGGATGCTGTCATCGTCCATGATGCGGAACAACTCATCGTGCATCGGGCTGAAGGGCTTGAAGAACACATGCGGGAAGAACGTCTGGCAGAATAGCTTCATGCTCCTGTCGCACTCAACCAGCAGCTCTTCCAGCTGCGTTTCGTTATCAGCCAGGCTCAAGCCTCGACCTCCGCGTCCCAGTCGACGCCTCCGCTCACAGCCGAGTTCAGCAGGTCGACGATCCGGTCGGATACCTTCTCCCCAACCGTGGCGCTCAGGGCCCCTCCAGACTCTGTAGGTGGTCCGGCAGCAGCCAGGATCTGCTCGATAGTATCTACAACGTTCTCGTCCGAGATCCCCATCGCAGTCAGCTGCGTCTCCGTCTTGCTGGCCGCCTCGTTGATCGAGATGAGCTCCTGGATCAAGGCTTGGGCCTGAGCCAGCTTCACTCGCCTCTCCGAACACTTCTCAGCCATTATTCAACCTCCCAATCGGCCAGGCACCTTTCTAGCCGGTAGATAACTGTCTCCAAGGCAAACTCACACTGTTTCAGGAACAGGGGCTGATGAGTCTCATCCAGCATGTCCTTCCACTGGTCTACAACAGTCTCAATAGGCTCCACCGAGAGGTGCAGCAGCTCATGTATCACCGCCTTTCGCGCTTGGTTAGGAGGCATGGTGACACTGATAGTAACCCGAGCCTGCTCCCGATTAATGTCCCTGGAGCACTGACCAAACCTTCCCCACCCGGGATCGTCATTACACCTCAGATCCACATCCCACCCACCAAGATGGAGCCTGTCCTTATAGACAGCAAACCAGTGTTCTACCTGTTCTTGCAGCGCCTCTGTCATCCCCTCAACATCCAATTTGTCTCGTCGAACTCACCATGCTTCGGATGGACGAACCAGGCAACCTGGCAGGGCTCGGCCTCGCGGCCCTGACTGTGATCCAGCGCATCCGTCCCGCTTGCACTCCCTCCAATCCAATACCAAGGATGCCGGAGGGGGGCGTGGAAGTGGCCCAAGATCACCCTATCGAACTCCGCCTTCCTCTGCCGCATCCGCTTCACCGCGTCCTTCGCCACCTTCCGCTGAATCCCGTAGTACGGGAATCCGGCCCACCCCATAATCCCGTGGCCGTGATACAGCAGATACCTCTGCCCCTTCACCTCAACCACCTGCTGCTCCCTCGGATAGATGTTGAACTGGACATTCTTGTGGTCCCGGAGCAGCAACCTCGCTACCTCAGCCAGCGGGAAGTTCAGCGTGTTGTAGCCTCCCTCCTTATGCTGAGGCTTCTTCGTCATCCTCCCGTGATTGTCTACCGTGACGAAGTCCACCACGACCTCCTCGAAGTGGGGAGACAGCAGGCTGACCTCCCCCGCCAAGAGCCTCCCAGCCTCCACCGCCTGCCTTGGCGACGGCCACTCGTTTGTCACCCTCAGCTCGTCGTGGATGTCTCCGCTGATCAGATCCCCCGTCACCAACACCCGGCACTCGTCGACATGATACGAGGCCCGATGCAGCTCCGTCCAGCTCAACACGTCCCGGGCGAAGTTGATGATGCGGTTCCCCAGGATCGCTGGACTGAACTCGTTAAACCCCTCGATCTCGTCGGCATCCTGCACCGCGCCCATATGCCAATCCGTGTTGTGGATGACGAGGGCCACAGGCGTCGAGACCTTCAGGACCTTCGGCTTCCGATGGGCGATTTTCGGAGGGGTCATAGCCACAACAGCATCAGACACGCTCCTCATCGCCACCTGGATTGAGCCGACCCCCTCCTTATACTCGTCCAGCCGAGCCTCAGCCTCAGCAAGCTGAGCCATCAAGGCTCTAACCTCTTCCGGCGGGTCCGCCTCCATCATCACGTCTCGAGCTGTCCGGGTCTTCAGTTTTTTCTCAGCCATGATCTAGCTCCCTGACACCGTCCAGACTCAGCAGGTAATCCCTCGTCCCCTCCAAGGCCCACACTCGCTTCTTGCTCGGCAGCACAACCTGGCACTCCCTGAACTCCTCGAGGTTCCTCACATCCGCCCACACCATAGTCGATAGCTCCAGGAACCTCCGAAACACGTCATCGTCCACCACATTCTCCCCTACATGCCTCAGCCCCTCCCTCACAATCCTCGCCGGGTCCAGGCGCTCCCTGCTCACCAGGGCCTCCACGTCCACCGTCTTGAGGTCCCGACTGATCTTCCTGTCCTTCTGTCTTGGTCGGACAAGCTCTCCTGTGACCCTCCTATAAGCTGCTCCGGCATAGTCCCGGCTGACTCCACAGGTCTTCATAGCGGCTCGCAGGAGCTTCTCCCGATCCGTTACCCCTTCCTCGATCTTACTCCTGATGAGGTCGGTTGCCTTCATCTAGGCGTCCTTTCTACGTCATACATCTGATCTCCCCACACGCAGACGTCAGCCCCTCCCTTGTTCCCCGGCCTAAATACCATATCGCTCATCCCCGGCTCCAGATCCACCCGGGTCTTGAGTGCGTAGCTCCAGGCCTTCCCTCCATCTCGCTCGATCCGGTAGAAATAGCGATCCTGCTGCTCCTCATGCCCCATCAGCCTATACGACCCCATTTCCAACCAGCGGGGGACTGCCTCCGGCCACGGCATCTCCACCTCGGTCTCAGTCCAGATCTCGAGCCTGTAGATTCCGCCATAGAACGACCACTTCATCCTCTCCAGGAAGGGGCCCTGATTCCCAGCCAGGTCCACCAGAGTCGAGCGCCTGTGCCCCTTCAGGGTCAGGCCATCGAGGGGGTCGGGAGGTCCCGAGTCGTTGGGCTTGGAGCAGCTGCCGAGAGCGGTCAACAAGACCAAGACGAGCACCCAGACCGACACTAGCCAGTTGTTTCGAACCACCTCACCAACTCCAAGCCAAATCATCTCACTAACTCCAAATGCGGAAGATCGTGGAAGTACTGATCCCTGGTCATCGTATCCCTATCCCAGTCACCGCCCCATCTTAGCAGGACCCCCATCTCATCAGCGACCTGCATGATCCTCCCGACCATCAGCCCAAAGCGCTTCTCGTCCTTCCAATCCACCGGATACGGGATCACATCCACGGCCATGCTCGGCACCTCGTTATGCATGCTATTCGGCCACTCTAGCTTCGAGGCCCCCTTCAGGAAGGCTTCCGTCTGCGCGACCTCCCCTCTATGCCCGCAGATCACGGCGAAGTCGAACCACTGGATCGCCGTGTTCAGGACCCTCTGGAGATCCGAGTGGCAGGACTCCAGGTTCACGATGGATGCTCGGCTGAAGCTAGGCAACTCTGGTCCCCCTATCGACAAGGATGGAGAGTTTCTCCGAAAGGATGCGGTTGGTCTCGATCTGCTGGTCCTTGATGTCGTCCAGCTTCTCTTCAATCTCCCCCACAGCCTTCGTAAAACTGCCGGAATTCCCATTCGCTCTCCTGTTCATCGCCTTCATCAGAAGGAACGTCGTCAACGACCCTCCTCCGAATCCGCCGATCACTCCGGTCACCAGCTTATACAGGCCCTCCCCAATGACCTGAGCATCCCGAGGCGAGATCTCAGCAGGCATCGTCGGCATCCAGGCCGTCGTTCAGCCCCCTCACCGCCGCGTCCAGAGTCCCCTGGAACCACTTCTCGACCTTCTCCCCCTGCTTCCCAATCCTCTGTCGCAGCAGGGCCGAGGCCAGTTTCCCTCCGGCCCGACAGGTCGCATACACCCACTTGTTCGGCGCGAACCAGGGCAGAATCATCACGACGACCGTGATCCAGTTCCCCTGGATGATCTCTTTCACCATGTTCAGGTATTCCACAATGGCCTCCATCTGTTGATACTAAATATCAGCAGTTATTAGTTCCCCAGCTTCCTCTCCACAGCCTTCAGCCTCGCCTCCAACATCCCGACCGTCTGCTGCAGATTCCCCATGTCTCGCCTCAGCCGCCTATTCTCCGCCGACAGCTCCTGTGCTGTCAGCCACACGGCCATGATCGCCTGATGCCCGCTGAAGGTCTCGTCACTCGCCTTCTCCTTCGCAATCAGCTTCCCAATCTCGACGAACTCCTCTGCCAGGACACCAACCTGCTGCCTTGGGTCGTCCCCGGCCCGCCACCGGAAGTTATACACTGGTGTCCGCTCCAGCACCCTCCTCACCGCAGCCCTCACATGGTCCGGTATCGGCTCGATATCCTTCTTCAGCCTCCGGCTCGAGCTCGTCGTGAAGGTCGACTCTCCGGCATCCAGCTCACTATAGCTGGCCCCATTCACCACCCTGAAGTCATGCCCGTTCGCGTTGTTGCTCCCGAACACGACATCCCCATCCGCCTCGAACCTATGGTTCGTCGCGATCCCTCCGGAGTACACGTACTGATCAATGT